TGTAACCACTAAACCTGAACTTCTAGAGAAGTTCCGCGATTTCGTAAAACCTTGGGCCAACCAAGTAGCGCAATTATACCGACCTGTGACAAAACTTGCTAAACAAGCTGCCTATTACGGAACCAAAAGATCCGAAGGTGGTATTAAGAAGAATTTGTCGTCAAAGGTAACCAGAAGAGGTCATTACACAGTAACTCAAAGAGACTTATGTCGATTAGAGCCTGTTGTTATTCACCTTACTGGTGCACCTGGAGTCGGAAAGTCAACAATTTTCAACCTCATAAATAAACGGATTGCAGAAGCATTCGGTAAGAATACTCGCAGTCAGGATAATTATGTGTATTGGAGATCAGCAGCCACAGATCATTGGGACGGTTATACCGGACAACTGATCGCTGGCATTGATGATTTTGGCTTTACCGCTGATGATGGAGCAGAATCCGAAATGTCAACAGACAAACAGGAAGTGATCCAATTAGTCAGCTCTGTAAAGTACAGACCACCAATGGCTGATTTAAAAGACAAAGGTAGAAATTTCACATCAGAGTTCTTAGCTCTTTCATCTAACAAAGGTGGCTTATATGCACCTGGTAAGATGAATTCCAGAGGAGCCTATGCCCGAAGAGTGTTAAAACCATTCTTCTGGATTATTAAGCTCAATGGAAAGACTTATGTCTTTCGAATGGAAGCTAAGTACTGTCACGATGATGATTCTAATGAACCCATGAAGGCCCTTCAGCATCTATTTGATAGATTGCCTGAGAAGCTCCATGATACGTTCAGAAGACGATTCTCGAAAGAATGCCAGAATAATCAATATAGTTTTTATTATCTTGATCACATCTGTGCATCTGACCAGAAATCCATTGTCAATTATATTACACAATGGGCTCTCTCTGAATGGCAAGATAAGGATACTTATTTAAAGAATTTCCTTAATGATGATAAAACTGTCTTAAGACAATTTATCTCAATGTCTGAATTCGGTGAATTCGGACTTGCCTATGATTTTGAGATCCCTGAGGTTCTTCCAGAAAACAAGGTACAGACTCATGCAATCGTCGAACCATTAAAAGTTCGTATGATTACTAAGTCACAGGAATTAGCCTATGCTCTTAAACCAGCTCAATTAGCTATGTTTAAAGCCTTATTAGACTATAACTGTATGCGACCTTGTAAGGACGGAAATTATGATCCATCATCAATTCTTAGAGAATTTGACGGGATTCATCCAAACTATTTATTGTCTGGAGACTATTCCGCAGCTACCGATGGATTACACATGGACATTTCACAAGTTGCCATTGACGAGTTAGCTAATGCTTTCTCTCATATGCCAGCTATTGCAAAACTTATCCGATGGGAAGGTGGAACTCATACAATTGAGTATCCTGAATGGACTGGAGTTCAACCCGTTGCCCAAACTAATGGTCAACTCATGGGTTCACTCTTGTCTTTCCCAATATTGTGTATGGTTAATGCTTTCACTTACTGTGAGGCCTCAAAAGAGCCTTTATCAGAAGCCAAAGCTATGATCCATGGTGACGACATCTGTTTCCATCATAACAAAATTGTTATTAACAAATGGAAAGATATTGCACATAATGTTGGTTTAGAACCTTCTGTAGGAAAGAACTACACGGCTAAAGATTGGGTATCAATTGATTCACAACTCTTTACACGTGAAGGTTCAGTCTTGAGAAAA